CTATAGATACCCTGACGGTAGGATGTTCCCGTATCATCTTTTGCTTAATATGAATGGTACAGCATCACTTGCTTTAAAAAAAGCAGATATCTGGCACGTTAACAACTACTGGCACAGAGAACTGAATGCGCTACACGGCTCTCAGAAAATCATTGCTCAGTTTCATTCAGTGCCGAGACTCGGCAACTGGCGTGAACTGATGAAGCATGCAGATGCTTGCTATACTATCAGTCAACCGCTGCAGGAGAGAGAGTACAAACTGCCGTCGCTGCCGAATGTGATTGACCCAGATGAGTACAGACCGATAAGAAGAGCATCAACAGTGAGAATCGCATACGCTCCGACTACGAAGCTGCCGGTCAATCATGTCAGCAGCAAGGGCTATTATGAGGTGAAGAAGATACTTGACGAAGTAGCCAGAGAAAGAGCAGTCGAGATTGTCTGGATTGAAGGCAAAAATTACAGAGAAAATCTCAGACTGAAACAGAGCTGTCATATTCTTATTGACGACGTAGTCACCGGGAACTGGCATCGCACTTCATTGGAAGGCGCTTGCTTTGCCTGTGCAGTACTGAACAGAGTGAAGAAAGTGCCGTTTGTGTTCTCGAACTTGAAGACGTTAAAAGAGAAGCTGTTGCAGCTTATCGATTCACCGGCTATGCTTGCAGACATACAAGAAAGAACCAGACTCTGGGTGCTTCAGAACTATCATGCTATTGATACGATACGAAAATATAAATTAGCTTATGGGAGGCTGTCTGGTGCACGTTAATATACTGATAAGTAGTTTCGATAGGGCTGATGCTTTAACGACGACTATACGCAGTCTCAGAGCTTCCTCGTATAAAAATTTATCTATATTTGTGACCATAGACGGCAATGAGAAGATGCTTTATGATATTGCCAAACTACCTGTCTGTTTGATTTATAATAAGAATAGAAGAGATTACGTCATGTCAATGAATACTCTTTTGCAGTATGCAAGGGGTGATGCTGTGCTTTATGCTTCAGATGACTTAATCTTTGAGAAAGATTGTATTGAGAAGGCTGTAAAGATGTTGAAAGAAAAGTTCCCGGATACAGACGGGCTTATCGGTATTAAGCAAGATATTAAGGGCTGTTCTTCAGCGTTCGGCCTCATCGGTAAAAAATTCATTGAAAGATTTCCGCATCGCTGCGTCTTCTGTCCAGACTTCATTCATTATTCAAGCGATTTTGAGCTTGGCCGATTTGCAAGAAATATAAATAAATGGGGCTATTGTGAGTCAGCACTGGTACATCATAAAAGATTGAAAGATAAAACATGGAGAGTCGCTCATAAAGTGAGAGACAGAGACTTTGAGACGATGAAGCTGAGGAGAAAGAAGCATCTGTTCTGGGGGCATAATTTCGAGCTGGCGACTGAATTAGGCAATAAACGACTTAAAACATTGGGAGAACTGGCGTGAATGATATAGCTTATATTCCGGAATTCTCCGGTCAGCGATACTATGATACTCACTATAAGTTTATCATCGAGCTGTTGAAAGCAGCCAATATTGAAGTAAAGCTTTACCATGATAAAAGAAAAGGCCGAGGCTTCGTCATGCATTATAAAGATAAGAGCATACTCATTGACTTCGGTGACCACCTCAACATTGCTGATGATTATTCAAAATATGACGCTCAGTTCAGATTTCATTATTCATACAAACGACACAAAGGATTGAAAAACACCTTCCCATTGACACCGATTAGTTTCTATAATTGGGATGAATATTTCAATCTTCAAAAGACGCTTCGATACAATGCAAACGGTATGATTCTCAGTAATCAGAGACCCGGAGCTGCTGCTTTAAAAAGAAGAAAGCTCGTTCAATATAGACTCAAAGAATGGTACGGCGGGCAAGTTGACACATCGTTCACTGGCAGAAAAGCATTCTGGAAAAAAGTGAATAAATGCTTAGTATCTGTTTGTGTACCGGGAGCAAGGAACGACATCTTAGACAGAGGCCAGCTTCAGTACATGGCGTTCGGCGCCTGCACAGTCTCACCGCCTCTTGACATAGTGCTGCCGTATTGGACAGAACTCAAGCCAGATGAACATTATATTGCTTGTAGAGAAGATTATTCAGACGTTCTTAATGTGATTGAAGACTGCATTCATAACAGAGAGAAATGCATCAAAATAGGCACTCAAGCAAAGCAAGCATTTTTAAACTATTGTACGCCGGGCAAAGTCATTGAATGGCTTAATCATTGCTTGGAGAATTTAGAATGAAAATTTCAAAGCAATTAGAAATCATTAAGAAAAGAATATTCGGAAGAAAAAAGCTTATATTGCAATCAACGAAGCATGATTTAAGAGGAAACGTTCTTTCCCTTGCCGAAGCAGATAACAGCATCAGTGCCCTTGTCTCTTTTGGCCCGCTCAGCAGGATGTCGAATTATAAGCAAGGCCTCAGAGAATATGCAAGGGTCATGAAGAAATCTGCATCTGGAGCTATAGCCGTCTGGGTAAAAAGACACTTCGATTTCAAAGGCACTCAATATTATCTCCCAGAGAAGCGATTCAAATCAGAGCTTGAGAAGTTCTTCACAGTCAAATCAGAGACAATTCTTGTCTCTAAAAAAGAGAGAAAGTTCATAGTCTACGAGGTCAGAAAGAAATGAAAGTCATTATTACCGGGATGCATCGCTCCGGCACATCGATGGTTGCTGGCGTGCTTCAGCTCTGCGGTCTCTATCTCGGTGATAATCTGCTCTCTGGTCTGAGAGATAATCCAAAAGGTCATTTTGAAGATAGAGAATTTCTCGGCTTGAATATTGAAATCTTGAGAGCAAACAAGACGAGCTGGCGGCAATGCAAATCTGTAAATGAAGCTCCTCAATGGCTGATTAAGAAAATGAATCGGTTTGCATCAAAATGGCCTAAAGACCGAATTATCGGCTGGAAAGACCCGAGAGCTTGCCTTACACTGAAGTTCTGGCAGCAGGTAATAGAGCCAGAAGAACTGAAAGCCGTTCTGGTCTTTAGGCCGTTTATAGAAGTTGCCATGAGCTTGAAGAAGAGAAATAAATTCACTATTCAAAAATGCAGAAAGCTTTATAATTTTTACAGCAGAGAAGCTGAAAAGAATGTGAAAGACTTGCCTCATATCAGGACATATTATCATAAATATTTTTTCGATAAATGGGAAGAAATAAAGAAGCTCACAGAATTTATAGGTTTGAACATGCCGAAAGATTCAACTGAGATTGAAGAATTTATCGATGCTTCACTCTGGCATCATCGGGAGCGATTGAATGAATATAGCTAGGGCAAGACAAGCATTCGAAGCTGTACCAGATTTACTGAATTATAGAACCTTGCTCTATATCGGTGCCAGCATAGCAAGAAATGAGATGCTCTCTTATTTCATAAAAAAAGATTACGAAATAACAATCATGGAAGTCTGGACAGAAAATGTACTGTATTACAGACAAGACCCGAGATTCAACATTATTCAAGCCGATGTCAGAGATGTGAGTAAAATACCGCTCGGGAACTTTGACGTTGTTATGTGGTGGCATGGGCCTGAACATGTAGAGAAAAAGTTATTACCCGATATATTTAATGAGCTGTTTAAGCATACGAAAAAGATACTGATTCTTGCTTGCCCGTGGGGGCGGTATATCCAACAAGCTGTAAAGGGCAATCCGTATGAAGAACATAAAAGCCATCTATATCCGGAATTTTTTGAGAGACTTGGATTTAAGACCTCGACTCTTGGCAAGAGAGACCGCAGAGGTTCAAATCTGCTGGCATGGAAAAAGAAATGAAAAAAGTTGCATATCTACATCCGATATTTCTGAATAATAAGATATCAGATAGAGTCAGGAATTTTTTCAAATCTTTAAAGCGTTCTCTTGGATTCGATGTAATTTATTCTGCTCATCTGACTGATGATATTAAATCAGCAGACATTATCTTCATTTATGCTGGCGTTCACGGCAAAGAACTTCTCTCAGAATCTTTAAATCTAAAATCAAAAAAAATAATTTATCTTTTAACCGGTGCTCACAGCTTCAAAGAGCAAATGATGAAAGCACTGGCAGAGAGAGCAGACTTGCTGCTTGTGACATATTACTATCAGTTCAGCACAAGATTCGCTACTCATAAAGACAAGTTTATATTTTTCCCGTTATATTTTGCTCCTCACAGCAGGTATACAGAGCTGAAGATACAGGAGAAGCCGATTAAGAAGTGCTTGATAACAGGACACAGGTCAGCGAAGCTTTACCCGTTGAGAAATAGATTAATAACAACCATATCAAAACAGAAGAAGTATCAAAAGATTATTGCAGTGATGAGACATCCGAGATGGCAGCGCTCTGAGCCTCTGAGAGATTGGGAACTTCCTGCTTGTATCAATAAGAGCTATGCAGAGACGTTGAATAAGTACGTTTGCTCAATTGCAACAGATTCAATCTACCACTATGGTCTGGCGAAGTATTTCGAAATCCCGGCAGCCGGCACGCTGCTTTTAGCAGTCAAGACAGACGATATCGATAGAGCCGGGCTTGTTGCTTGGGAGCATTATGTGCCGGTCTCTGATGCAACTGCTTTGTATCAAATAGAAGCAGTCTTGGAGAATCCGTCTGTCTTTGCTAAAATAAGAAGAGATGGCTGCTCGTTTGTGAGAGCGAATCACAGTGTTAGAAATAGAATCAGACAGCTGAAAACTTTGATTGAGGAGCATCTATGATGTCTTATCCCGGGTTGCTGATAAATACTTGTGATATTATACAGAGAACGTTTGACAAGTGGAATGAACCGACTGAGGTTATACAGAGCAACATCAAATGCAGATTTATGAGGAATCATAAGCTAATAAGAAATATCGAAGGTGAAGAAGTCTTGAGCTCAGGCAAGTTCTTCTTTGAAAGTTCAGTGAACATCGGTCATGAAGATATGATTCGGTTCAATAATATCAAGTACTCAGTCGTTGAGATTCGAAAAGTACAAGATTCTTCTTCATTGCATCATATTGAGGTCTATGTGAAATGAAGAAAAAATCGGGCTTCTATATGGATTTTTCAGAGTTCGATAAGGGCTTTGAGAA